TCCCAAAAGCCTTTCTGATTTATTTTCATTTTGATTTATGTTGTAGTACCAATCTAAAACAGTAATAACCTCATCAAGTGACCAGCTGATAAGCACAAGCCAATTCTGAGCCACTAATTTATCCAAAAAAGCCAATTGTTGCTCTGAAGGTTTATTGTAACCTACTTTCAATTCAATGGCTAACCCTGAGAAGCCTTTTAGCTGGTCAAGAATCAAGCAGTCAGGTACTCCTGGCTTAACTCCCATGCCCTTGAGTTTGCTTGCCTCTATAGCATTCCTACTGCCTCCATTTGGGCAATGAAACCAGGTAGCCTGAAGATTGTCCAAGTATTTAGCAACTGACTTTTGAAACTCATCCTCCTTGCCTACATATTTCTTGTAGCCACCGGATAGGTCAATCACTGGCTTATTGTGTAATAATTCAAAATAGAAACCTGCCATAAGTTACTTGCACATATATTTGCAAACCTAAGCCAATTAGAATTAAAAATGACATCTTTAAAAATGAGCGACTTCTGTCGGGAGTTCAATATACCTCAGCATAGATTTAGTCGCTATAAATCAGCCTTTGCAATGATTGCAATGGAGGGGTTTCAGAAGCCTTGGGTGCTTGTGAATGACTACAACAAAGCAATGGTCAAGGAGATTCTGAGCATCAAAGGCACAAGGCCAAAAAAGGACAGGCTGACCTATGATGCCTATAAAGATAAGTATGGCATTACTGTTGATCACTTCCAAAAAGTGTGGCACAGACTGCACCTGGAAGACTTAGATGGCAAGATGATGATTGTAGATAGTAAGCAGAATTATGCCCTTCTGAAGTATGGGAGAATATACCGAAAAAAAACTTAGATTATTTTTGCAGATATATTTGCACATATAAAAACAAGTATTACTTTTGTCTCACTGCAACGGAGCAGGACAAGTTCAAAACATAACCAAACAAAAAAATGAAAGCATCAGCAAAAACATTTAACTTCTTAGCCATTAATGGTAAATCAGCTGTAGTAGCTAAAGAGTCTGATAAAGCAATTCAACTTACTATTACACTATGGTCATCCAATGGACACTCTGCAATTGTAGGTGATCAGTGGTTTCCCAAGTCAGTAGTAAAGGAGCAGAATGGCAACTACTTTATTGCTTCATGGTTCGCCAACAAGCATTCGGCTGATTTTTCATTAAAATTTAAACCCAACTATGATTGGACTAATATTCAAGGTCTTAATTTTTAATTCTAACCAAACAAAAAAATGACAACAGCACAATTATCCCAGCGCATTATTGCAGACAGAACGCACTCTTATGGACACTATAAAGTGACCATTCAATACAGAGGCAAGAAGTATAGCTGTACTACTACTGATTCAATGGCATACGATCGTTATAATGATGAAGATTCTCAAAGAGGAGTTCAGAGAGATGCTCTGAAGTCTTTATGGAATGAGTGTAAGCGCAAAAACAATCTGTACTAATCATCATGCAACTTCCTGAAACCCCTTTCAAAGAGAATCTTTATCACCTTTTAAGATTCTTTGCCTTCCTAATAGGCGCAATGGCACTCACATCCTTTTAATTTTATAAACAAACCAAACATGGCAATTATCGCAAAATCATCCGGAGAAAGCTCTCAGAGAGAACTTATCCCAGCAGGCACTTACTTAGCAAGGTGCTATTCAATGGTTCACCTTGGCACTGTAAAGCAGTCTTATTTAGGTGAAGAGAAGTGGACAAATCTTGTCCGCATAACTTGGGAACTTCCCACAGAACTCCGCTGCTTCAATGCAGACAAAGGAGAGCAGCCTTGTGTCATCTCCAAAGAAGTCACACTAAGCATGAATGAGAAATCAACTCTTAGAGCCTTGCTCACAGGCTGGAGAGGCAAGGCATTCACAGAAGAGGAGGCTAAAGAGTTTGATGTTACTAAGCTTCTTGGAAAGCCTTGCATGATCAGCATCTTTCATCAGGCTTCTAAGTCTAATCCTGAAAAGTCTTATGAGAGGATTGCCTCTATTAGCCCTGTCATGAAAGGCATGGAATGCCCTCCACAAGTAAACCCATCCTTTGAGTTTTCAGTAGCTGAATACAACCAAGCTAAATTCGACACTATGCCGGAGTTTCTCAAGGAGATGGTCAGAGGCTCTAAGGAGTTTCAGCAACTTCTACAGCCTAAGCCTGTGGCACAAGTGACACCTGTGGCACAACCTACAATCTCGGTTCAAGATTTTTTAGATGAATTACCATTTTAAGTCATGGCATCACTTTGGCAATTAACCCAAGAAGAACTCTCCTTCATCAGCTTGATGGAGGAGAATGGAGGAGAGGTTACAGATGAGCTTCTCGAAGAGTTGGCTATCAGGAGAGACAACTTCCAGCACAAGGCAGAAGCCTATGCTAAGTTTATCTTAAAGCTTGAGTCTGAGTCTGAGCAGGCAGCAGATGAGATCAAGAGGATTCAAGCCATCAAGAAGAGCAAGGATAAGACAGTGGACAGACTTAAAGAGACATTGCTTGCTGCGCTTATGTTATTCGGGCAGGAGGACTCTAAAGGAGTCCGGAGGTATGAAACCCCACTTGCTAAGCTAAGTACTCGTAAAAGCGTTTCTGTGGAGATTCTTGATGAAGGCAATCTACCTCCGGCCTTTTGGCTTATTAAGAAAGAGCCTTGGAAGAGTGAGATTAGCAAAGCCATTAAGGATGGCGAGCATGTACCAGGGGCGCAACTCAAAGAGAATCTAAGCCTTAGTATTCGATAGTGTTAAATTTGGTTAGTTTGAACAGTTTTTCAAGACAAAAAAAAGGGAGGCTTTTGGCCTCCCTCTTTTCTTTTCCTAAATATTAGGATTACGCAGCAGTTTTAGGATTAACCAGCAACAAACTCAGCCTTGAAGACACCGTTTACTCCCTCGTTAGGATCACCGGCAGGGAACATAGCAGTAGGAGCAGAATATAGGTCAAACGCTGCTTCGCAAAAAATTTGGTATGTCTCCTGGCACTCATCTGGCAAAATTCTTATGTCTTGGCGTACAGAAGGTAAGCCCGGAATCGGCATAGTAAAGCGATTCATTACACCAATTTGACCATAGTTACCAACATAATTTAAGTATGGCAGATACAGAAGTGAACCTGGAGCAAAAACAATTGCAGAATCCTGATTTGTCATGTTCGCAGCAATGTTGCTATCAAAATAGAAATCAGCAATGCCTGTGTTATCACGAACAGTGGCAAAGTTGATACCATTAGCACCCTGACCAAAATAGCGAGAATCATTCATCCACACACGCTGCAATGCTCCTGCACCACCAACGATAATAGGCGCACCATTGAATCCAGTGTTCATGTAAGACTGTTTCATCTCAAATAGACCTTTAGCCTTAACTGAACCATCTGAAGAGTTTTCAACAGTATAAGTAGGGTTAGCAGTTCCACCATACCAATCACCAACACCACCAAGAGCAGCAATGATAAGGTCATCATTGATAGCCTGAATTAAAGCATTTGCAGACAGTTGAAAGTCCATGAACATTTCACGAACAACTGACAAAGCACCTTGAGCAGCCCCAATTCCGTTAGCCCGTTCCACGATTTGTCCCGGTTGAGTGCTTCCGGTAAGTTGCACCAATTGGGCATAGCTGTCACAATATGTGCGAAGTTGAGCCTCAGACATTGTGAAGCTAACTCCACGATAATTGTTGATCGCAACTGACTCCTCGATGTAGTTCATCTGACCATCGGCAACGCAATCCTTAGTGTCAGTAGCAGAAGAAGCAAGCTTGCGCTGCTTGTAAACTACACGAACTTCTTTAGATTGACCTGTGCCATTGTCATTGGCTTGACGAATGATTTGACCAGCTCCAAGGTTAGATGGAGAGGTAAGTGCAGCAAGCATACCTCCCTGAATTTGGACATTGCTTGGGTTATTTATTAGGTTGTCAGCCAGTGAGGTTAATATCGCTGGACAGACATTAGCTGTTGATAATGACATTTTGTAAATTAAAGTTTAGCTGCTAAGTTACCTATATCAGCCAAAGCCGAACGAACTGAAGCAGGTAGTGGAGTGCCTTGACCAGCCTGTGTAGGAATAGTCGGTGTTGTTTGTGTGCCTGCTGCGAATTGAACATGGTTAGTGCCACCTTGACCTTGCTCCTTCAGCAACTTATTCTCTTGCAAAACTAATGCACTAAGATCAGAATAACTAAATTCTCTTCCATTATGTACAAGAGGAAGTGATGTGTCTTTGGCATTCACCAACTTAGCAGCATTTCTCTCAGCATCATAAATAATCTGACCATCTAATTGATGCAGTTTCTTTTCCAGCACTGCCTGGTAAGCAGGAATACGAGCAGCATCAGGGATTTGGTCATTCCATTGGATGCCATTAAGCTGAGTCTGTTCCCAAAGTTGTTTCATTTTGGAAACATATCTCTGTTCGATTAAAGACTTTTCAGCCTCTGCCTTATTTACCAAGTCATCATACTTAGCCTGTGACTCTGCCATCTTCTTAAGGAACTCCTCAGACTGGTTGGAATTGACAGAGTTCTTAGCCTTCTCCTCAAGTTCCTTCATCTTTTTAAGAGCAAGCTTAATCTTGTCTCCTGAGTTCTTAGTGACTTTCAATTCTTCAACGGCATTGCCATCAAGACCGTACTCCTTAGCCATTCTTACAATCTCCTCATCATAGCCCATCATGTAATTACTAATGAAGTGCTTTTTCAAGTCAAGGCTGGTCTTAGCAAGTTCCATATCATAGAGATTGGTGTTGAACTTATTGCTGACAGCTTCAGGCACTTGGATGTCATTCAGAACTGAGGCTGAAATCATCAAGTTAAATTCGGGATCATCTGATACTCCAGCCCTCTTGGCCTGAGCTATCAAAAACTCTTTAATGTTCATGCTCATAGTTGTGGATTTGAAAATGATTCAAATAACTCTGATGTGTCCAAAGTAGGCTCATCACTTACTTCTTCAATTGCTTTCTTCTTGCGCTTAGGCTTCTCCTCAGACTCGGCAGCCATTTCAGCCTCAAGTTCTGCTCTTACTTGTGCCTTAAGTTCTTCCTTAAGCTTGCTGAGAAGTTCAGGATTGCTCAGGCTGTTCATGTCTCCTCCTGCTGAAATTGTCTTACCAACAATCACATCTCCCAAAGGTCTAACCTTTGCCCAACTATAAGCCCTCTTGTTGATTGGCTTCTGAAGTTCCCGAAGTGCAATGCGAGCATTAACTTGAAACTTAAACGCATGGTCTTGCGCCCCTGTTATTGGGTTTAGTTCCCAACGAACAACCGTAACTTGTGCATTATTGCCACTTTCTCTGATGGCATCCCGGATGTACTGTAAATTATCCATTTTATAAATTGATTAAAAATTACCCTGTGTGATGAATTGTAGTTTTTTGGATTCCTGTTAATGTTTCTTGAGTTGCTATGTAAGGTTTAAAACCATAGGCCAGCATATCAGATTGAATAACTGAGGTCATTCCATCAAGCCCATTGTTTTGCACCCTTGTCCTTTCCTCATAAATCTTAGCCCCTTCAAGGCTCACAATGTATGCATGAGTCAGCCACATGCCATCTCCTTTCCATAGGTTTGGCAGACCTTCAATTTCTACTTGCTCAATTGTCTGCACTCCATAGCCTGCATAATATTGCCAGCCTAAATGCAATAATTCAAACTCAGGCAACTGTCTCCAGTTTGTCGATAGTTGATTAAGTTTCTCAGCATCAAAACGAGCATCATCTTCAAGCACAAGCACATATTCAAGCCCCTGGTCAATTTGCTTTTGCCAAACCTCTCTATGAGAGGCACAGCATCCAATTTCTGACAGGCTCATTTTAGGCCTCTTATTTTTAATCTTAAGGCTGTTGTCAATGCGATGCTTGATAAAGTTGCCATCATTGGCAACATGACACTGAGCCTCATTGCCATGCTTATCAACTAAGCCAATGGCCTTAAGATGCTTGATCATATCAAGCTTTCTCTTTACTGTAGTTCTTAGGCTTATGTAAAAGATTGCATCAACAGGCAACCTCACAATTGATTCTCTCTGTGACTGAGAGATTGATAGTGAAGAAGGCTGTTTCGAAATTCCTTTCCTCAAGGCCGAAGAATTGCCTGGCGATTGCCTTTGAATCATAATCTGTGGATTCGTATGTTATACCTTTTGTTCGGTTGATTATAGAAGTAATGGCAAACTCTGCACTTTCTAAAGTGGTATTTGCCACGAGTTTAATTGTAACTGTCCTAAGCAGGCTATTGGCCCTGCCTCCAGCTGGCTGTTGCTGAACCGATGCTGACTCCCTAACAAGGAAGATTACTAATTTGTAGCCATCATTGACAGAGCAGTAAGTTACTCCATCCTTAGTCACATAATTGCCAGCCTGATTTTCGATTATGCTCTCAACTGCTTCGCCATAGTTCAGCATCTGATTGCCTGGGTAAGTTGCGATTAAGTTATTGCACAAGTCAGCAATTGCACTCTCTACGGTTACCTTGGTAATTGTCATCTGCTCAAGTATTGAATGGCAAGCCTGTTAATTGTTTGCAGGCTTTGATCAAGTTCTTTATCTGAAAGTTCAAAGGTAATACCAAATCTGCTTTCAAGACTATTTGCAATATTTAATTGTTCAGCAGAAATAAATGTAACACCATAAGCAGTGTCAGAGATTGGCACTGGCCTCCAAGACTTCCACATATCTCCTGAGAAAGTAAAGTCAATGTAAGCAGTCTGCAAGCCTAATTTCTGCCTCAATTGCTTATAGCTGTCTGTACTACTTAGAGTGGCAAGTCTTTTTTTATTTCCAAAGGATTGAGCCTTACCAAATGCTGATGGAATAACTCTTTGCCCATACTGACCTATCTGCCCGCCATCAGACTTTTGTCCATCCTGTTGCACTCTGCCCTGCACTGCCGGAGCAGCATAGACAGCAGCAGCCCTGAGAACCTTAGCAGCTTGTGAGGCCTCCTTAAAGTTCTTAAGTTGTTGCTTCAGGAAGGCAGATGTAGAATCATAGACTGGCATAATTCTTAAAATATATTTGCAGATAAAAAAGCAATGGCTTAGTATTGCATTCAAATATAACCAAACAAATTATGAATACGCAAAAAGCAAAAGTAATAGATGTCATGGATGGGATATTCATTGACATTTTCACAGAAGACCTGAAAGACATTCAAGAGGCTGTTTACCGGTATGGTGGCAATGTCATAGTCTATGAGATTGGAGATGAATTTAGAATCTCTTACACCCTAAATGCTCATCCATTTAGTATGATGATCTATGGCATTCACATCAATAAAGGCCAATATGATTGCCAGGTAAGAGCCTTCGGAGGTCAGTTAAAACAATTTGAAAAAGGAACTAAATTAGTGCTGATTGATAACCTTTATTTTTTAGAGCATGAATCGGGAAATTAAAGACCTGCTTAGAAAAGCAGTAGTAGTAGGATTTACCTATTCAGTATATCTAATCTTAGCATCATTGCTAATTATTAAATTTGTGGCATATGTCTTCAAGTAATGTAACCATCTGCCTTACCTCTTACAAGAGGTTTGACCTTCTTGAAAGGACAGTCATAAGCCTTATGCAGTTTTGGGACGATGTGCCTCCTTATGAGTTCATAATTCATGAGGACTCAGGCTCTGTGCCTTCTGAGTTCAGGAGGCTATTAGATCAGTGTGTCTATGAGCAATGGAAGCTTATGCCTATTTGGCTTTTCTCTGAGAATGTTGGACAAGTAGAAGCAATTGATAAGATGTATGCACTTGTTGAGACTGATTACATTTTCCACTGCGAGGATGATTGGGAGTTTGATTGTTATGGGTTCATACAAGCTTCTAAGCAAGTATTGAAAGACAATTATTCAATTGCTTGTGTGTGGCTCAGGTATCCTTCTGACCGCAATGGGCATCCAGTAATTGGACATTCCTTGTCCACAAAAGAAAGAACAAGATATAATTTGCTTAAACTTAATTACCGATATACTTGGCATGGCTTTACTTGGAATCCTGGTCTTCGTAGGCTAAAGGATTATAAGGAGGTAGGTAAGTTTAGTGACTTCACTTATTTTGACCCAAAGAACCCATGCAAGTCAGAGATGGATGCAAATGCTAAATACTTAGAGCATGGCTTTCGGGCAGCTTCATTGCTTAGAGGCTATGTAAAGCATATTGGAGGCAAAAATTCAACATCTAAATTCAAATAACATGGCTAAGGAGAGACTTTATAATAAAATTACAGCATCCTGCACGGATGAAGAAAAAGATAGATGGCTTGTGGCAGTTGGTCAGCAATCAGCCTCAATGGTGCTGAGAAGAATCATTAGAGACTTCTGCATACAAGAGGAAACTAAAAAAGAGGAATTAAAGAAGCTTAAACTTAGCGATAAGTAAGGCTTATGCTGGTTGGTGTAATTGGTAACAGGCTGACTCATAATCGGCAGATGAGGGTTCGAATCCTTCACCAGCAACATAGTCAAGTAATGCGTAATGTGGAAGAGGCCCATCACATCCTTTAATGGTTGCATTGTCATGAGTTCGAATCTCATCTTGACTGCTAAATAATTAATAATGGCAGACATTACCATGTGCGATGGCACAGATTGCCCAATCAAAGACCAATGTGATAGGTTTACTTCTAAGCCTAATGAACATAGACAGTCATACTTTGTCAATGTTCCAGGCAAGCTGGATGAAGATCTAAAATTTACTTGCGATTGGTTTTATGGAGATACTCAAGGAAGCATTATGAATCAACTTAAAGACATTGTCAATGGTCAAAGCAATTAAATTATTAATGCTTTGTCTTTTGATTATGTCATGCAAAAAGGATGATTGCCAAAACTGCACACAGATGCTTTCTGAGGATTACTATCCGGCAAGGGATGGCTACCCAAAGACCACCTCAAGCAGTTACTATTCGTGTGGCCCGAATAATATTTGGATAGGCAACCAAGTCAATGTGCAGAGATTCATTTTAAGTGATACTTTAGTGACTAAAATTTTATCAGTTGACTGCAAATGAGCAAGCCTTATATCAGCATAGAAGAACTTGAGGAGCTAAGGCTTATTAATGAGCAGGAGATTGTCGAATTGCTTGATCTCAATAAGGACTTACTTCTCAGGATTCAAAACCTTGAAAAGGATATCAATCATTATAGAGATACAATCAAAGAGATTGAATTAATCAAGGTAGAAGAGAAAGCCTCTAAGTCAGTTTGGAAGACCATAGCTGTTGCATCTGCTGCAATAGGTGCATTGGTTATGTCTCTTTTTAAAGATGATGATAAATAATTATACATTTGCACATGCAACCAACTCAGCTTCAGGAACTGATTGACTGGATAATTGACCATGAAGGTCACATTGATTGCAATGATGTCTTAATTAAGGCTGAACTAATAAACATGAGGTCAAGGCCGAGGATTGCAGGCTATCTTCACAACGGTAAACTTTACAAATCAATTGATGACTTCAGGCTTACAACTATGAATGATGTTGATGATCCTAAACCACTTTTTTATTCATGGTAACTATGGGCGCAATCACAGACTATTTCGGGGCAGAGACTATTCAAAAGCCTAATGTATTAATTGACCATCCTCAGCACTATGGTGGAGAGGAAAATCCTTATGAGGCAATTAAAGTTATTGAAGCTTGGGAGCTTGACTTCCACCTTGGAAATGTAGTCAAGTACATTAGCAGAGCTGGCAAAAAGGGAAGCAAGCTTGAGGATTTAAAAAAGGCTCAGTGGTATTTAAACCGAGCAGTTGAGCAAGCACACAAGTTTTAATTATACCCTTTCGGATATAGTTTAAGCATAATTGCAGAAATTATACCCTTTCGAATATAATTGCCGTTAATTACTGCACTAAGGTCTGACAAATCCCTGCTGAATTAATCCAGCATTATCACAATTAAAGCAAAGACCTTCACCTCTTAAGTTCAATTGTCTTGCCCAAATTGCAAGGCTCTGATTGTAGCCATCAAGGAAGGTAGCCATTGCCCTCTCTGTGAACTCTCTGTTGCCTTGGCTAAAGTAGTTAGCCCTTGGAGAGGCAACCTTAGCCCAAAGAATCTGATAGCATAGAAGATTAGCCCAAGCATCAACAAGAAACTCTTTCTGCTGGCAGATAAAGCTATCTAATGAGCAAAGAAGCTGAGCATCCATGTAGACACCTGACTGACTATTGTCTTGACTCCAACTATCTCCAAAGCCATAGCCTAATGGAGCAGTCACAGGGAAGATGCTCCAGCCATTCCTCCACAGGTAAGTGAATCTTGTGGCACATTCAAGCTCCATCTGATTCCAGCCCCAATCAATAAACATTCCTGTTGTTGTTTCCAAGTTGGTGCAATCAACAGCAGCCATTATATTGATCTTGTCAAAGTCTGAGTAAAACTCATTATTGACAGGAACATAATTCATGCCTGGTTGCATGTCGTAAGTCCCTTGGTCTAATATGCTTCCATCCTGAGTCTGATAGATGTACCAAGGACATGCAGTAACAACTGTACTTCCAGCATTATAGACAAACAATTGTTTAATCCGAATGCTAAGATACTTGCTTCCTTGAATGCTTACGAATGCTCCTTTTAAGATTGCCTCTTGAGGAACAGTTTGAATCTGTTGCCACTGCTGGACAAAGTTCTTGCTTGTCTGAAACAAGACTTGATCAAGCTGCGCCTCTGCTGATTGGAATAAGGCAAGCTGAATGTCTCTTTTGATTCTTACATATCCAACAGCCTGAGCAGAGTTCCACATGCCGATATAAGAGGCTTGCTCAGGAGTAGCAATTTTCTCCATGAGTTCTGAAGACATACCAGGATAATCATTGATATAGACTCCTGACAATGGAACATCAGCCGTGCAACCCTGAAGACCGATGTAATTCTGTAAGCAATTCATAAGCGCAAGTTACTTAGGTTTCTTGAGATATTGCTGGTGTAGTAATTCGGAAAATCTTATTGGTCAATGCTACCCAAGCACCGAGTACTTGACCAAGTATGAACATTAGCACGCTGTCAGATGCACTTACTTTCTCTACTTGATATAAGTACCCAGTGCCAAGAAGCATGCCTACTAAAACAACCGAGGTGCAAGTGTAAGCATAGACTTGCATCCTCTTTGAATAGAGGTGTGAGTTCAAATGCCCGGGAATAGACCTTTGATTAGTCCTCCCACGAATTTGCCTCTGCGTTCTGCTCTGTCTGCTTTTTGTGTCTTGTTCTGAAGGCATGAATCCAAATATAAGACAGTCTCAGCCAATGCTTGATTCTGTAAATGCAGACTGTCAATTCTTGAATTAACATTTGCCACATCAAGGTTCGTGTTGATCGTTGTCTTAGCCAAGTACTGAATGTCATCACTGATTCTTCCCTTAACATCATAAGCAATGTAACGATCAAACGCTATGTAAATTATAAAAAAAACAAGCAGTAAAAGTGTATCTGTTTTTCTCATTTGAGTAACTTTTTAATTTCTCTTAATATCTTACCATACCCACTAATCTTAACCGACTGCCCATCTATTTGAACAGTAATTTGCTTTGATAACTTATGGTGTAAGTCCCAAATTACATTTCCAAACCGGAGAACAAGAAGCCAAAGCCATCCATGATCATACATGTAATTCTCGGCATCGGAGAAATTGCTTGTATTCACATCGGCAATCTTAGTGAGCATAATTGCCCCATAAGCTGGAAGGTCAAAGCCAAACTTTACCAATTCCTCCTTTAGTTCTGCTGTCATTAATTAGTAAGTCCAAATAACATTGGCAGGCTTAGTGGGGTCGCAGTCGGCATGAATAAAGCTGCTTGAAACACCTATCCTGTTTATACCGGATTTGAGAAGAGCATTAATTATAAGGTATCTCTTAGCCCCATCTTTGCATGCAATGTCTGCTGCCCAACCTTGGCAGTGACTGCTTGAATCAACCCCTCCAACTTTATCATTATGAGCCTTTGTCCGGTAACCTGAGTTGATTCCAAAAGGAATCTTAGCAATTGACCGAGCATTGTCAAGCCTTTGCAGGAACTCAGGCTTCATGTTTGCCCCTGAACCAGGAGCATCAGGTGAATCAAATTCAGCAAGTTTAAAATGCTTGAGTTGCATGATGTAAAGTTATTAATTCCTTTTGAATTTCTTGGCAGCACTTTTAACCGATTTCTTGCCAACACAGCCCCAAGCTTGCCTGCTAAGGTCATTGGCGCAAGGTGGCTTTGAACACTTCTTTATGCCTGATGATCTTGCACAATAGCTGTCACCTTTAGCAGTTCCAGGAGCAATGGAATAACCCTTAGCCCCGAACTTGACAGTCTTGCCATTGACCTTAGCTTTAAACTTCTTTTCTGCCATTATCTTCCTTGTCCAATATATTTCTTTGCCCTGCCTCCTTTAGGCTTCTTAGCCTTTGAATGCTTGCCTTCTCGCCTTTTGCCGAAGGTGATTTTAGTAGGCGAACCTCCCCCACTTTTTGCTTTTTTCATACCCAAATATCCTTTTTTTTCGCTTATTATTGCAAACTGATTTATGAAGTGTCAATCAATTTTACGGATAGAGAAATCAAATTTCTCAAGGTATTAGCATCAGGTAGACATTATCTTAAAGACATTGTCAAACCTAATAGACATTCTGTTTCACGATGGGGCAACACTCAAGAACAAGCAGACATGCTTGGAGTAATGGGTGAATATGCAGTCGCTAAGTTTCTTGGTTTACCTTTTGACACAACCATAAACCTTCAAGGTGATGGAGGAGAGACTGACATCTATTTGGGCAAGCTAAATGTCCAAGTCAAGTCCACAAAGTATAAGACTGGAAGACTTGTCTTTAACAACAAGAAGGAGATTGCTGCTGACTTATTTGTCCTTTGCTACTGCTCAGAGCCTGATCTATTAGTTCAGATATTAGGCTATATCGAAAAGCAATTGATTGACTCGGTTTCTGAAGTAAAAGACCTTGGGCATGGCCTTAGAATTGTAGTGGAGCAGAAGCATTTACTTCCAATCTCTGAATTGCTAAACTATGATAAGTCTTTGTAGGCTCATTGTAATTACTTGACTCCAGTTCTGCCAGCTTCCTTGGCTGACTCATATTGCTCTTGAGACACAGGCCAAAGTTGATGCCTGCAATTGTAGCCTCCACGATAGATAAAGATTGTGTTTGCATTAGTTCCTGACATTCTCCCTTGCCATCCTTTAAGACTTGCCCAATCTCTTACCTGTTCAGTCGTAAAGAATCTGCCAGTCCTTGCTGAACAGAATGGCCTTGTGTCTTCTATTATTGTCCCGGCATAGAGATAGTACTCAACACCTAAGTCCTCGCTTACTGTCTGAATGTACTCTGCATTAAAGGCCATTACAGAGTCATTGGTTGTCTGCTTGATGTATCTGTTCAAGAATGGTAAATCCTCCGGTGTGCCTTCAATGAACTGCCTCAGAGTCTTGTTAAGTTCTGCCCTATTGCTTACTCCGGCTATGTTGCTTTTAAGGACTTCCTGAATTGCATTGCCAAAGTTGTTTTTTATGCCTCCACCTATAAGAGCATCCTTAGTAAGTTCAATGTTAGTGTCAAGAATGGCTTTATAAAGTTCAGTTTTCGGGGAAAAGTCATCAAGTATAAGACTTAAATATTCATTGGATGCTTCAGCAAGTGCTTTGTAGCCATTAATCACAGCCACAACCTCAGTCTGATATGCTGCATTGTTTACAATGGTGTCAGCAATGTCCTTCTTTAGCTTGACCATCTCTCGTAAGGTCTTAGCCCTATCTTTAGGGTCAAGACTTAATTCAGAAGCCAAGTCAATTACTTCATTGCTTAAGGTTTTAAAAACTTTAGGCAAAGAGTCAGCCATCCCATTCTCAATATCCAGTTGAATCTGCTGGATTTTTCTAATGATGGCTAATTGCTTTTCAGTAGGCATTACATTCCTTCAGGCATGATTGGCACAACAGCCATCTTAATCTGAGCAACTTTGGCTGCTGCCATTGCCTCTACTTGTGTTCTTTGAAGCTGGACAGGCAAATCATACCACATTGCATTCTCATCAACCAATTGCATTACAAATGCTGGCAGATTAGCACTCAAAACATAATCCTGGAGAGTGCATCCTTGGCTGTTCAGAAGCAATGTCTTCTCATCAACTGTTCTATAAGGCAAAGGATCAAGTTGCTTTAAAATCTTTAGGTAAGACTGCTGGATTGAGTTTTCACCATAAAGTTTTTCAACATAATCATTCTCAATTCCTGAGATGATAAGTGGGTCAAAGTTGCCCTGCCTCGCCTTAGTCAGCATCTCACCAATCATGTCAGTGGTCATGACATCAAAGTCAGTAGGCACTGTAATCTGAGGCAATGCAGCCTTCACCTTGTCGCTATCCATTAAGGCTGAAGCAAACAAGCTGTTATACCTTTGGTAAAGGATGTGAAAGCAAACCTTGGTGTAAACCTGAGCAAGGTGAACAGTTACTGAGTAGCAGAAGGTATTTAGTTCCTTCCTGTCATACTCTTTTGCAATCCCTGATTGAGCTGCTGGAATCTGACCAAGCAATTCAAGACCAATAGCTTTAAAGCCTTGGAACTCTTTCTGAATAATATCCTCCTGGAATAGTCTAACTGTCTCAGTAGGTCTTTCAATATATCCAGCCGGAGGAACTGGAGGCACAATTGGATTAGGATTAACAGCAGAAACTCTGTCAATGTTTATTTCCATCAATCCAAATGGAGAGCTTGATGCTCTTCCTGAGCCTTGACAATCATTGCAGCCTACTCTTTCCTCTTTTCTGTTTGTCCTCTGTCCTGTGCCATTGCATGTCTTGCAAGGTGACATCTTCAAGGCCCACTTCTGAGGAAGAGCATGAGTAGCCCACAAGATATTTAAATCATCTGTCCGAAATAAAACTTCATTCCAAGCAGGAAGGCAAGGAGCAAGAACTGAATCAAAAACCAAATGACCATCTTCTTCTTCATAAATAACACTTCCAACCTTGACAACAGGGAGGTAAGAGAATGTATAAGGCAGGATAAAGACTTGGAAAGGATTGTCATAGGTGTACTGATTGACTTGCCTAAAGAGGACTAAGCCTTCCATAGTGATACACAAGAATTGATCCCATTTCTTGCGATTCATGTCCTCGTAATCCTCAGCCTTTACAATGACAAAAGATTCTTCCTCAATTATTAAATCCTCAGAGAAGATTGTCTGTGGGTAAGGCTTTGACCAATCTAATGTCGTTACCCCTGCTGGATTCTTTACAAAATCTTCATAGTATGGCAATACTGCCACAATTGCATTGGAGTCTTGTAGATAGGTCTTAAGAAACACATTGAAAGACCAAGTCTCAAGGCTGCCAAACTTAGGCAGAGCATTCTCAACATAGAACTGCAAAGTATTATCCTGCAATCCAATTCTCTCAGCTACTCCAGTCTTTTTAAAATCAGATTCAAAGGTTATCTTAAAATCATCAGCCTGCTGAATCTTCTGTAAAAAGTTAAAGACTCTTCCTGTGGCTGTGGTTGTTGGTGCTTGCCACCTCTGCCTTCTGTAGTCCTTCATCCAAGGCTCTTCACTCGGATGTTGAGTATGGAGGAGCTTAGTTGGATACTCATTTTCAAAGTGGTACTCCAGCTCTTCTGCCTTTTCCCTCGCACATTCAATGTACTCAAGCTTGCCCTCACGGATTTGTCTATCCATGAGGGTTGAAAATAGTTGTCCAATTAGCTCCTCCATCCCTAATTAATTATTCTCCGCAATCAACAATAAGTGTAATAGTCTCTTGTCCAAATACGCAGCCGTACTCGTTAGTCACAGTTACTAAGAAAATGTAAGTGCCTACGAATGAAACTGGATTCCAAGTGATAACTCCAGTAGTTGAATCAATTACAAGTCCAATCTCAGTTATATCATCACTTCCAGTTGCTTGTTCAATTGACCAACTTTGTGCAGGTGCGCCTGAAATTGCACCAATGTTCAAAACTGCTGAAAAAGTGACAGTCTGTGGGTCTGTACAAGCACTTGTGATTGTGTTGCCAATGTAAGTGCTACCTGAACCTCCGGTAAAGCTTATGATGTAATACAAGCCCTCAAGGAATGTGTCAGTATCGAACTCATAAGGCAAAGGATTGACTTTGCTTACCCAGTTCACTGTAACCTCAGCCATCTGATAGGTGTTCAGCTCTGCTGTGATGATTGGATCACCAATTACAGTCACATAGTAGCCGGAGGCATCCCAAATTCTACCAGGAGTGAAGTAGTAAAAATCATAATTCTGAGATGAACCAAGGATGTCATTGTAGAATTGAACATTGTTCTGAACTACACCTTGCATGTCTTGATAAGTCAAGGTGTGAGTCTTGGCAAGAGCCTTGGTGTTTTGCATACCTCGGCCTGCTGTGGTTGCAGTTTCAGGCTTAGGCTTCTCTCCTGATGTGTTAAGGACAAGGTAGCCTTCACCATCAAGGTATCTCTCATAGAGAGCAGCAATCCATGAATCAGCAGAAGCTTTTTCAACGGAAGTAAGAGCAGATGACTTCTTTACATAGGCCACCGCAATGATTTTATTTTGGAACTCAGGATCACAAAGAAAGTTCTGATAGCATCCTACATCCGGACAGGTTAATGAAAATATTGACATTTTTTTAGCAAGTTAAACAACTTGAGTTTTTGGGCTGGAAGCCCTGAAGAAGTGCCGAAAACTTGACCTGAGCCAAGGTTTCAAATGATGACTGTGTTGTGAAATCTTGAATGGTGGCAACATCAATATCTCCCTTCACAAAGATTGACTTATTGTCCCAAACTAAGTACGGATGTCGAGTGGCATCAACAAGCGCAAGCTGAGTTTCGGGGTCAATAAAATCAGTATGCAAATCTAATGATAAATCCTGCTTATTCTGAGGTCTTCTGTGTACACCGTTTGATTGCCTGTAAAGATTTTCCTCAATTACTGGCTTTGCTCCTCCACCATTAATGCCAAGCCTAACTCTTTGCTTCCATCCATTGAAGTACTCAAAGCCCTGAGCAATTGAGTTATCATTAGCCCAAAACTCAAGCATGGTGCTAAAGCAATCAGAGCCATCAATGTTGATGATATTGCTTAATGAGTAAAGGTAAAAGCCTCCTTCTGATTCGGCATACAATCCAAGCCTATAGCAACCAGCAGTAACAGCAGGGATCAATGTGGTAGCTTGGAATTGAGTTGTTGGAATTAAGCCACAAACACAATCAATAGGATCTGAATCCCATAATGTTTCAGGAAAATTTATAAAAAAGTAAACCTTATTTCTTAAAAAGTAAGAATGCCCACAAACTAAATTAGAGGCAGTAATTGAAAAATTGTAATCTCCTGCAGTTTCAACTACTGTAATACCCATGTTTCCGGCAATTATAATTATATCAGCCATAGTTAATGGGGTATCTCCAAATTGCAAAAGATAAACACTAATTATAATTTCTTCTCCTAATTCATTTACAATACTCCATACTAAATCTCCATCAGTTGATTCAGGAATTGGAGGGATGTATGAATTGATTGTTTCTAAATAAGCATCTACATCAGCAGCTAATAATGTATAAGACAAAGTAATTGAGCAAACAGTAGGAGTAGGGCATTCAGGGCCAATTGGCAGTACTGCCTCTCCTACTTGCTG